CCGGGCGGTACGGCAACGACTGCTGGCGCTCCCCGTGGCAGCGTAGCTGTGCTCGGCTACTTCAGGTAATAAGTCATGTCTCTGCTGCTTGCGAGCGGAAGCTCGCCAGCATCGCAAACGCTGTTTCCCAGTTTACTGGCGAATACAAACAGCTTCTTTGGGGCCACGGTTTCAGCAGGTGCTGTTACTCTGGCCCCAAGTCTCTATACAAATACAAACACCTTCTATTCCGCGACAGTCAGCGCCGTTAATACGCTGGCGCCTGCGCGGTACGATAACGCTAATACTTTCTACGCGGCGACGGTCACGGCAACCAACAACCTGACACCTGCTCGGTACGACAACACAAATACTTTTTACAGCCCTACGGTTGCATCCGGCGCTGTAACGCTGCTGCCTAATTTATATACCAACAATAATAGTTTCTTTAGCGCGTCTGTCGCGATAGTTGACATTCTTACTCCTAATCTTTATGTAAACACTAACGTCTTTTATGCGGCAAGTGTTTCAGCATCGGCAACGGTAGCTGTCACAGGCGTATCCTCTACAGGACAAGTTGGCACCGTAACGGTTGTCCTCAGCCAGACCGTTCAGGTCACGGGCGTTCAAGCCACAGGTCAGATTGGTAATGTCTCCGTTACGGGTACGGTACTTGTGCTGCCCACGGGCGTGCAAGCTACCGGACAGGTTGGCGCGGTCAACGCCTTCACAGACATCACGGTCCCGGTTACTGGAGTCCAAGCTACCGGCAATATTGGCACAGTAACAGTCACAGGCGCAACTGATGTTGCGGTTACTGGCGTTCAAGCCACAGGCGTAATTGGTTCTGTCTCGGTCACAGGCTCGGCTGTTGTACCGATTGAGCAACAGTCTGCGTACTTGCTGACTGAAAATGGCGATTTTCTAATCACGGAAAACGGGCAGTACCTTGTTACTGAGGCACAGGCAGGTGTTCAAGGTGCGGGGCTTGTTGGGTCTGTCACTATCGAGCTTGTTCAAACGGTGGTTGTCACTGGAGTCCAGGCCACAGGCTTTGTCGGAACGGTATCAGTCACAGGCGGCGCTACCATACTTCCCACTGGCGTTCAAGCCCTTGGGCTGGTAGGATACGTAAACGTCTGGGGCCTTGTGCCCACACCGCAAGTTCCTAACTGGGGGACCATCATCGATGTGCAAACGCCAGCCTGGGCTCAAGTGCCAAACACGCAATCGTCTGGATGGGTTTTGATCCCGGACACGCAAACGCCAGGGTGGAACACAGTCAGCAATACGCAGAACCCCAACTGGAACGCAATAGTCAACTGAGGTTTACATGGCTTCATACACCACAAGTCTTCGGCTGGTACAGCCTTCTACCGGGGAGTACTCTGGTACGTGGGGCACCCAGGTCAACACCGGCCTGACCGCGCTGGTTGATACTTCTGTAGCGGGGACCGCCAGCATCACAATGACGGCAGCAAACTACACGCTGACCAACAATAATGGTGCGACCGACGAAGCTCGGGCCATGTTTCTCGTGCTTGGTGGAACTCCTGGGGCTTCGTATCAGGTCATCTGCCCAGCGGTCAGTAAACTTTACTTCGTGACCAACAGTACAGGGTTTGCTCAAACGGTCAAGACCTCTGGTGGTACGGGGATCTCCGTACCAAACGGCGCTCGGATGACGCTACGCTGTGACGGCACAAATGTGCTGGAGGCAGAGAATTACTTTGCGTCCATGACGCTGGGCGCGGCGCTTCCGGTAGCTTCTGGTGGTACAGGTGCGGTTACTTTGACAGGCGTGCTCAAGGGCAACGGCACATCGGCATTTACGGCAAGCAACGTCAATCTTGCTTCTGAAGTTACAGGAACATTGCCAGTAGCTAACGGTGGTACTGGAGTAGCTTCTCTAACAGCAAACAACCTACTTGCAGGTAACGGCACGGGAGCAGTTCAATTTATTGCCCCAGGTACGGTTGGAAATGTACTTACAAGTAATGGTACATCGTGGACTTCAGCTGCATCTGTAACGTCCTCTACAGATTTCGCACTTGCATTGTTGGGCAATACTCGAAATCAGTTTTATTCTTCTACTACAACATTTACAGTGCCTGCTGGCGTAACGTCAATTCGGGCATATGCTTTTGGCCCTGGTGGTACTGGCGCAGGCGGTGTTTCTAGCACGAGTAGTGGTGGTGGTGGAGGTGGCGGTGGTTGCGCTTATGGCGACATTGCAGTGACGGCTGGACAAAGCGTGGTTTGCACAATCAGTGGATCATCAACCACTGTAGCTATTGGGGCTACCACGTATTTGACTGCAAACGTAGGCGGTGCGGCTTCAGGTGGTACTGGAGGTAGTGGCGGTACAGCGACTAAAGACGTCAGTGTTACCAACGGCGGTGCATTTTCTGGTGGTGCAGGCGGCGCGGGGATAAACAACGGCGGAGGAGGCGGAGGAGGTTCTTCCGGGTCTCCAGTAGGAGCCGGGTACGCGGGGACCGTCGGTTCGACGACAGGATCTTACCCCGCAGGTGGATCAGGCGCGGGTTGGGGTGGTTTGGGTTCAAGTAGTTTTGGCAACAACTCTGGCGGCGGCGTTGGCGGCGCTGGGGCGCTCGGAGGAGGTGGATCTGGTGGTGCGGCGTCAACAACTTCCGGTAAGCCCGGCATTGGTCGAGGCTTGCACAACTTGTTTAGCGACCCTTTGCTTCGCCCATTGACTGGCGCGGGTGGCACTTACCAAAACGGAGTATCAATACCCCCAGGACTTGGTGGAGGCGGCGGCACAAATCATTACCCTGGATCGTTTGGCGGCGGCGCGGGCGGCGGCTCCGGTGGTGGCAGGTTAGACGGCACGTATAGCATATTTGGCGGCGGAGCTTCTGGGGGTGACGCTGAAACCTCACCCTCTGGGGCATCTGCAGGTGGAAGCAACCTTTACGCTGGAGGAGGTGGAGGTGGAGCGCAATACAGTACGTCTGTAGCGTCTGGCGGTGCTGGCGGCGCTGGTGCAGTCTTCATCCTCTACTAAGGAGCACACATGAGATACGCATACGTTGCCCATGGTGTTGTTCAGGAAGCCTGGAGCCGTGACCCGTTTGAGTTGTTTGACGCTGGGTATGCGCGCCTGTTTGTGGCCTGCCCAGATGAGGTGCAACAATTTTGGACCTTTGATGGAACTACTTGGGCCGCACCTGTACCCGCAACTGTCATACCAACTCCGCAGCCAACTAAAGCAGAGTTGCTTGCCCAGCTTCAGGCTTTGCAAGCGCAAATTAACGCACTGCCATGACCTGGGCAGACACTCTCAAAGCCGTCATACCGATTGTGGTGGCCTGTATCGCATGGCTGCTCGGGCAGGTGAACTCTTTCTCTGAGCGGCTGACCAAGATCGAGGGCAGCATGCCTGCCCTCATCACGGCCCAAGGTGTGCCCACTGACAGCCCTCTGTCTGCTGAGAAGCGTGCGCTCCTCAAAGAGCAACTGATGACGCACATCAATGAATTGCAGGTCAAGGTCAGGCTGCTTGAAGAGCGCGAACGCATCAAAGGAGCTAAGTAATGCTGTCTCTCCTCTCAACGCTTGGTGGCCTGCTGATCTCGGGCTTGCCTAAGCTGCTTGACTTCTTCCAGAACCGTGCTGACCAGAAGCATGAACTGGCACTTGCCCGTGTTCAAACGGAGCGAGAACTGCAACTTGCGGCTCAAGGCTTTGTTGCACAGGCCCGCATGGAAGAAATCCGCACCGACCAGATTGCCATGCAGACTGAAGCGCAGATGACCGAGGCTGCGCTCAAACACGACGAGAAGATTTTGGAGAAGTCCAGCAAGTGGGTTGCCAACTACGTCGGCACCGTCCGTCCGACAGTCACTTACATCTTCATCCTTGAGCTTGTCGCTATCAACGCAGCCATCGCTTGGTATGCGTTTAACGAGCCTGGGATGGTCAAGAATGTGGATGACTTGATCCGCATCACCACCGTGATCTTTTCGGACGACGAGATGGCAATGCTGGGGGGTATACTAGGGTTTTGGTTCGGGTCACGTAGCTGGAGCAAGAAATGACTATTGGTTTGTACGCTGTTGTCAACAAACACAATGGCAGGGCGTACATTGGCAGTTCCACAAATGTTGAATTGCGAATGCGGCATCACAAGTGCTACATCAACACAGGTCGGTTTTTGCACTATCAAGGTTACGCTGAAGACGCAAAGGCGTATGGTGTAGGCGGTTTTGACTTTAAGGTAATTTGCGAAACCGACTCAATTGAAGAAGCCAAAGAACTGGAGACCACATTTCTTGAAATGTGGTTGAGTGACTTGTACAACAAGGCACCAAGCGCCAATGGTGCAACTGGAGTCAAGCGCGACCGGAGTCTTTATGTCAAAGCGGCAGCAAAACGGCTTGCAGACCCTGCTTATAGGGGCAAGCTCAGTGCGGCGTGTAAGGGCAAAAGGCAGGTGCTGAAGTGCCCGCATTGCGAGGTTGAAGGCGGTGGTGGAAACATGCGCCGCTATCACTTTGACAAATGTGGGAGCAAGAAGTGAAACTGAGCGCAAAGGGCGCGGACTTGATGCACCGATACGAAGGGTATCGGACGAGGCCGTACCTTTGCCCCGCCCACATTTGGACGATTGGCTACGGGCATGTGCTGTATCAAGAGCAGATCAGGCTTCCAGTGGTCCGTGTCGTCGACTATCAAGGCATGATCCGCAAGGAGTTTCCGCTGCGTCCCGAGGACAATCGCGTCTGGAGCAAGGATGAGATTGAACAGCTATTCAGCGAGGATGTTGCATCGTTTGAACGTGGCGCTCTTCGACTGTCTCCTAATCTGGCTGATCGTCAAGGCGCATTTGACGCTGTGGTCTCTTTTGCGTTTAACGCTGGGCTAGGCAACTACCAACGCAGCACCATCCGCATGAAGAACAACCGAGGCGAATTTGAAGCTGCTGCTGACGCCTTCATGATGTGGACAAAAGGCGGTGGCCGTGAATTGCCAGGGCTTGTTAAACGGCGTAAAGATGAGCGAATGCTCTTCCTGGGGTAAACATGCCTCTAAAAAAATTGCAACTTAAGCCCGGTGTCAACCGCGAAGGAACCCGCTATTCAACTGAGGGCGGCTGGTTTTCCTGCGACAAGATTCGTTTCCGCTCAGGTCAGCCTGAAAAGATTGGCGGCTGGCAACAGGTTATTAACAATCAGTTCCTTGGCGTCTGCCGTTCATTGTGGGCATGGTCAGCACTTGACGGTATTAGATATGTTGGGCTTGGCACAAACCTCAAGTACTACATCGCGCTCGCTGGTGGTGGCGCATACAACGATGTAACGCCATTGAGAGAGACGACCGCTGCGGGGGCGGTGACGTTTTCGGCTGTTACTATTGCGCCATTTAGCTCAACCATCACCATCACTGACAACGCTCACGGTTGTATTACTGGAGACTTTGTTACGTTCAGCGGTGTAAACAGCCCCGGTGGTCTGGGTGGAAATATTACTGAGGCGGTGCTTGAACAAAATTATCAAGTCACTGTCACAGGTATCAACACCTACACAATCCAAGCAAAGGACCCAACGACTGGCTTGCCCGTGTTGTCAAGCGCAGCAGATACTGGCAATGGCGGCGCTAACGTTGTAGCTGCGTATGAAATTAATGTTGGCGATGAAATCCAAACCGTACTAACCGGATGGGGTGGTGGTGGTTGGGGATTTGGCGGCTGGGGTGTTGGCGCTACAAGTACTACATCTATCCGCATTTGGAACCACGACAACTTTGGCGAAGACCTGATCTTTGGTCCTGTGGATGGACCGATGTACTACTGGGACCAGACCGCTGGACTAACCGCTCGTGGTGTTGCGCTTACTTCCCTATCGGGGGCATCGGACGTACCAACGGTGCAGCATCTTTTGACAGTATCTGACACTTCTCGGTTCGTGCTGGCGTTTGGCTGCAATGATTACGGCTCTGCCACGCAAGATACCATGCTAATCAGATGGTCGGACCAAGAGAGCGCGGTGAACTGGACTCCTGCTGCAACCAATCAAGCGGGCAGTGTGCGCCTGTCTCACGGCTCAAGAATTGAAGCTGTAGCGCAGGTTCGCCAAGAGTTTTTGGTGTGGACTGATACCGCCTTGTACTCACTGCAGTACCTCGGCCCGCCGATTGTCTGGGGCACACAGATTCTTTCAGACAACACATCCATCGTTAGCGATAGAGCCTGGGCAACTGCCGCAGGCGTCACGTACTGGATGGGTAACGGCAAGTTCTACCGCTACGACGGTCGGGTTGAAACGCTGGTTTGCGACTTGAGACAGTATGTCTTTAACGACTTAAACGTTAACCAGTCACAGCAAATTTTTGCATCGACCAACGAACAGTTTAATGAGATCTGGTGGTTCTACTGCTCTGCAAACTCCACGGCTGTAGACCGCTACGTTATCTACAACTACATTGAGAAGGGATGGTACTACGGCAACCTGGGCCGCACGGCGTGGATTGATACAAGTGTTTCCAGCGATGTGCCGATGTCCACAGACTACAACAGTCGCTTGCTTTATCAAGAAACCGGAGTTGATGACAACGCAACGACGACCACGCTGCCCATCGAAGCATTTATCACTTCGTCAGAGTTTGACATTGACGACGGACATAACTTGGGTTTTGTATGGCGGGTTATTCCTGACGTTAACTTTACGGGGTCAACGGCTGTTAGCCCGACGATGAATCTGACGCTGCTGCCTTTGCAGAACTCTGGTTCAGGGTACACCCGAGGCATCACGCCGGTTCCATCTGTCACTTCAGATATGTCGGTGGCGGGTGAGAACTCTTTCCCGGTGGTGCGCAGTGCGACAGTGCCGGTTGATCAGTACACAGGGCAGGTAAACATCCGCGTGCGTGGTCGGCAGATGTCTATCAAGGCGGATTCCAGTCAGATCGGTGTGCAGTGGCAGTTGGGTTTTCCACGGATCGACATTCGGCCTGATGGGCGCAAGTCATGACGATTTGGTCAACCATCATCAAGCGCTTCAAAGCGCCGGCACTGCCAAAGCCCACACAGGACTACGACAGGACTTATCTTGACAACCTTGTCAACATCCTGCGCCTGTACTTCAACCAATTAGACAACCTGCTGGAGCAGATCGTGACTACAACAGGAAGTGCTGTTCCGATTTCTATCGGAGGGACTAACGTCGATGCGTTTGGGAGACTGCGTATAAGCGCTCCTTACACAATATTTGACTCTCAAAACCGCTACGCTATTGACAATCAGTTTGACACGAGCACCGCCACTGGGGGTTCAACAACGTACCTGCCCAACGAATCATCTGTGCGGATGGATGTCACCACTTCTAGTGGTTCGGAAGTTGTAAGGCAGTCTTACAGGTGCATGCCATACCAGCCGGGTAAGGGTCTGCTGCTGCTGGCTACGTTCGTCATGAACACCGCTAAGACGGGGCTTCGCCAGCGGGTGGGATACTTTGGAACTCAGAACGGCGTGTTCATTCAGCAAGCGGACAGCACTGTCTCGTTTGTTTTGAGGTCTTACATCTCAGGATCGGTCAGCGATGCGCGGACGGTCAACCAAGCGGATTGGAACGGTGACAAATTAAACGGGACGGGGGACTCCGGCTACACCCTGGA